GACAAAACCGAGCAAGAGATAACACACAAAGGCAATATTTCAATCGAGAAATTGTTTAATGACATTGACACTAATAAAAAATAAAATACCGTTGTCTAGTTCTTACCTAATGTTGGGTAATATCGGGAGATGTGAATACTTCGCATAACCGCGATTATGCGAAGTATATTAAGACACCCCTATCAACTTTTGTCAATAGCACATTGCCATAAAGTAGCTAATAATAGCAAAGAATAGTAAATACAATCAATCGGCAATTTGCAATTCTTGACTAATATTGAAGTTGTGGGCGTTATCAGAAAAAGGGAGCGACCCCCGTATATATCGACCCCCCGTTGTATACATACGCCCTTAAACAAAAATATCAAAAATTTTCATTCACTTTACACAATCAATCATTCATGTTATAATATATATGGCACAACCAAAGATAACAACAAAGGAAAAGGTGATAGCACTTAAGATGAGAAGGTCAGTTATATTCTTTATTCAGCTAATGTGGAAGCTAACACCACAACCAGTGAAGCCAGAACACAAAAAGGCAGTAGAGAAAATAATCAAAGACAGGGAATATGAAAAATTGACACATGAATATTTTGAGCCTTTTGTCATGGGAGAACACATAACATGGCAACAATACCAAGTTTTATTGGCAATAGAAGATGCTGAAAATCTTGTAGGTAAAAGAAAGATAACGATAAAGGCTGGAAGGGGAGTAGGGAAATCATGTGCATTATCATGGGTTATAATATGGTATTTGTACGTTCACCCATTATCACATGCACCATGCACCGCACCAAACCAAACGCAGATGTATGATGTTTTATGGAAGTATATTGCCGTATGGGTTGATAAATTACCACCAGGGCATAAGGAAAAGTTTGATGTTCAAGGATCATATGTGAGGGTTACAGAAAGACCGAAATACTGGTTTGCACGTGCTAAGACCGCTAGGAAAGAAAATCCAGAGGCATTGTCAGGACTTCATGCAAAGTATATGTTATTAGTTGTAGATGAAGCTTCTGCTGTAGCTGACCAGATTATTACTACTGGGGAAGAGTCAATGACTGAGGAAAATTATATAATGATTCTTATTTCAAATCCTACCAGACTTACAGGTTATTTCCATGAGACACATACCAACGAGAATTATTTGAAATATTATCGCCCTTTTACATTAAACGCCGAGCATTCACCAGTTGTTAAGAGTGAGGATATATTGGAAATACTGGAAAAGAATGATGGTAACAAGCAATCTGATTCTTATAGGGTATCAGTTTTGGGAGAGTTCCCTGGGTCAGCGAATATGGATACGAAGGGATATGTTCCGCTCGTAACCGATAAAGATATTCGTGTTATTCAGGAGATTCCAAACGATGACTTTATAAATCCTATGAAGCTTGGAGTTGATCCAGCTGGAGAGGGTAAGGATACTACGGAATGGGTTGTTCGAGATAATTTTAAGGCTAAAGTATTTTACAGTGAAAAAATTTCTAACCCTAAATCCATTACCCAAAAAACCATTACGATTGCTCACATGCTAGACCTCAGCGAGACAGATATATCGGTTGATATGTTTGGTGAAGGAGCTGAGACTGTGAAGGAATTAGCTTTGGCTGGGTGGGATGTTAATTCTCCTAACGTAGGTAATAAGCCAGAAGACAAGGAGGATGCTTTAATCTACCTAAACCAAAGAGCGTGTTTTTACTTTAGGCTGAAAGAATGGTTGAGAAAAGGTGGTGAGATAGTGGAAGATGAAGAATGGAAGAAGGAATTGTTATGTATCAGATATAGAATGGGTTTATCAGGGAAAATTCAATTAATGAGTAAAAGGGATATGATGAAAGATGGATATAAGAGTCCCAACAAAGCCGATGCCTTAATGCTTACATTCTCGGATGATGACAACGAGGGCAACTTCTCATCTAAGGTGGCTCACACACATAATGTGAACATAAATAAAAATTTTGATAGATATAGTGTATTTTAATTAATAGCATATCTATATGCTATATAAACGTTTTAAAAAGAATATGGAAAAAATTTCAAAAGATAAAACAAAATCAGATGGGTTAAATGTGGATAAAGAACTTGAGCAAAAGGAAACGCAAAAACTTTCCAAGGATCAAGTGGAAGCATTGGCTTATTATATAAAAAGGATTGATAATGCTAAAACACAGCGTAGCCAAAATCGTGATGAGTTTGATGGTTTAACTTATGACGATGATTATGAGTTGAACAAACGGGCTGGTAATGCTTATTTACCTCCCAGAAATAATGACAACGAGGTTCGCATTGTTACTGGTACTACTGAAAAGAAAGTGGAGACTGTTTGGAATGAACTTATTAGTATGAACTTGCAATCGGAGATAATGTCCTACGATAAAGATGATAATGAGATTAGAGAATTAGGAGATGACTTTAATGATATTATTGACAGGACAAACCAAATCGAAAGAGACGATGACTTCTGGAAGGAGTTTATTCGTGAATTATTGGTGCAGAGAGGCGTGTTTGTACAAGAGGTTGATGAATGTCTCACTTATACTAAAAAAACTCCCACAAGGATGTCTGATTACGGAAAAACAAAATACCAAGAAGGGAGCAGGGAAACATATAACAGACCAAGGAAAAAATTGTTGTCTGGACTTAATGTTTATTTAGGGGATATCAATATCCCTTTTTATCGTTTCCAAGAACAACCTTATGTAGTTTTATATTTTAGGAAGAGTTATGATAATGCTAGAGCACAATACGGAACTTGGGAAAACTGGAAATATGTAAGCAAGGGTGCTTGTTCAAAAACACCAAACATAAGACCTGACTTTTATAGGATGAATGACTTGGAAAGTGAAGAGGTTGAAGAAATCCATTACATCGACCCTTGGAATAATGAGTATATGATAATTATTAATGGAGTTATGATGTTTGACGAACCAGTAGCATGTCCATGGGAAATATTACCTGACCGTAGATACAATATGTCTATGGTTGCTATTAAGTCAATGGGTACTGATTTCGCTTATGGTAAATCACTTGTAGCATCAGCTAAAACATTACAGGGGTTAAATTCAGAAACTATCCGTTTAATGATTAAAAAATTTCGTCAATCAGTTCAACCGCCAATGGGATCTAGAAGTAAGAAAATATTTAGCAAAGATATATTTGATGAAGGTTCGGTTACTAATGGTATAAAACCTGATGATTTATTTAGGATAGACCCAGGACAATCTGGAGTTACGAACGCTGAATTTCAAATATTTAACTTGATAGAAAGAAAAACAGAGGAATTTATAGCAGGTGGACAAACACCAGGGCAAGAACAATCAGGTGAACAGACTGCCACTGAGGTTGCAGCACAACAAAGAAACTTTATTAAAATGCTTGGTATGAGCGTCGTGTCCTTGATGATGGCTAAAAGAGAAGCTACATACCAAAGGCTTTATAATCTATTAGAAAACTATACTAAGCCTATCAAGAAAAAATATAATCCGATGACCGACAGTGTTTCTAATGTATTTAGGAAATTCACAAATGTTAAAGGTGTTTTCCCAGATGGGAAAAGAGGTAAGAAAATTATGCAGTTTATGGATAGACCAATGGAACCAGTCGAGAAGGATGCTATCTTCGATTATGAACAAAGAGAAGAAAGATTGGGCAGACCTGTTAGGATTAAATATATAGATGTTAAACTATTGGGGAAGATAACAATGTTATGGTTTGTTACCGTATCACAAAAAGAAAGAGATGGTAGTGCCTTGGAGAAGGTGATGTTCACCGAAAAACTAAATCAAGCAGTTGCTATATCTGAAATCGCAGGAAGACCAGTAAATCCTGATAAACTTATTGAAGACTATGAAACTACATATAATGCTAAAAATATGTTCCAGCAAGCTCCACCGCAACAAGGCGGACAGCCAGGAGGACAACAAGGCGGAGCAGGTGAAGTTTCACCGCAAGATATGAATAGTTTAAATAGTCAAATAGAGGGGTTAGACCAATCACAAGCAGGAGACCAAATTAAAGAAGGTGCAATAGCAGGTCAAACAAACAAACCATCGCTTAATACTATACAAAGTCAAGTATGATAAATTTAATAAAAGGAGACTGTCTAGAAGAGATGAAACAATTGGAGTCTAATTCAGTAGACAGCATAACAACTGACCCACCTTACGGAATAAACTTTATGAATAAGAAGTGGGACTATGATATTCCTCAGGTAGAGCATTTTAAAGAAATGTTAAGAGT